AAGACTTTCTTGGTTTCCCTGTCAAACTCTCGGCTCAGATGTAGAGTCTGGTTAGCCTCGATGCTCATAATACCGAGAGCAGTCTTAGGTATGTCCTCCTCCAACGCGAGTATGCCAATGTTGTCATCTGTTGCACCTAGTAAGTAGTGTTCCAACTCTCTGACAATCTGTGACTTACCCATACCTGAACCACTAGTGATGGTTACAAGTTCTCGTTCCCTGAAACCATAGGTCAGGTCGTTGAGACAAGTCCACGGATATGGTATCGACTTGACTTCTTCCTGTGCCACAATCGACTCCCAAGTATCAAGTCCTGAGATGATGCCGTCAGGTTGATACGTCTTTGCATTCCACCATTCCTTGATGAACCCCTGCACGTTACGTTCCTTCAGCATTTCACCTGCGTCCTTTGCAGGTAACTTTACGTTCTTCGCTTTGTTAGGTGTAAACAAATCCAACACCGAGCGAGATGCTTCCTGACCCGCTGTGTCACTGTCGAAACAGATGACCACATTCTCAAATGACTCAAGCCATTCCAAGTTTGCCTTGATGTCTTTGACTGCGCCTGATGCACCTGACCGAATAGATACGACAGCCCATTTGCCGTCAAACATCTCCGATACTGCTAGTGCGTCAGCTTCTCCTTCTACTACTGTTATGTATTTACCACCACCTTTGAATGCTTGCTGACCAAACAGACCTACGTTGTCGAACGTGCCACTAGCATAGAATGCTTTGTTCTCTACGATGCGTGACTTGTTCCCTGTCTGTGCGCCTGTGTCCTTGTCAAAGTATGGGTAGTGGTGCTTGCTTATCTTCCCTGCTGTATCGTACTCAACAGTGACACCAAACTTCTTACAAGTTGCCTCTGTGATACGTCTATCTGGGATTGATGCTATAACACCTGTCATCTCTAATGTCCTGTTCGCTTTAGGTTTACTCTCAATAACTTGACCATCACCTCTCTCGTAGTGGTCACAACCGCCTGTAAAGCAGACGGCATGACCATCGGAGTACCTCGCCAAGTTGTTCTTTGAGCCACACGAAGGGCATGGCTCATGTCTGACAAAGTGAGAGTCAGTCATTAGAAATCACCGCCACCTTCGGTAGCTTCGGCTAGTTCAATGACCTTGATTGCTGACAGGTAGGTTGACGTACCATGTACGGGGTGAGGTTTACCCTCTGCGTACTTGACCCGAACCTTTGAGCCTCTGGTCAATCGACCACTAAACTCATTACCATCTGCATCAAACATTGGCACTTCATACTTAGTGCTAAACTTACGCTGTGGAGTACCTTCATACTCGCGTAGCTTGACACCCTTGTTGGCTAGTGTATCTGCGTCAGCAGGTTCTAGCGACAATACCAATGAGTATTTCCCAGTTGATTGACCCTGATATTCTTCATGTTCGTCAAGGTTAGCGAACGCTACATTTCCTTCTAATACTGCCATAGTAATTTACCTTATAAAGTTAAAAAAGATTACTTAAGAATACTTTAGGATTTATCTTTAATGTTAAAAACTAAAGTATCTAAGTATATTATATCATGTATCACTTGCTGTTGCAACTATATCTATAAATTAATTGTTACTCCTTATTATATCACGTTCATCTGTCGTTGACCAGTTCTCCTCTATCGCCTCGTCAGATGCCGTGTGGCAATCTGAACATAGGTCAATAAATTCGTCCGTCACTCTGTCTTTCTTGCGTAACTCTGCCTCAGTTAGTATAACGTCACAGGCTTTACATCTGCTCACAATCAATCTCCTTTTTTTATTTCTTTGAATATATGTGCTATTACATCTACTGTCCAACCATTACCTAACATCTTGTATCTCTGTGTGTTTGACACACCTTCTGTATAGTTGTCTGGCACAGTTTGTAGGCGTTCACATTCTATTGGTGTTAATTTTCTTATTATGAAATCTGTGTGTTTAACATATCCGTTTGAATATCCTTGTGTCCCTGCACAGAGTGTACCACACTTTCCTTCTGACTTGTGTATTGTGTTTGCTTGGCTTTTGTAGTTTGGGTTTAACTGATTACTCCCTTCATAATTTTTTAACAAACTATCACCCGCCAGAAATTTGTCAAAATACTCCGCAATAAATGGGTTGCTTCCATAATTTTCTACTCCTTTATGGTATCTACTTGTAATCGCCCCTGTCTTTTTGTTAGAGTACCTTCCATTGGCATCTACACACAGAAAAGTCCCATTCTTTGACTGGTCATATTGAGCCATAAGCGATAGTGATTTTTGTCCATTGATTTCAGTAAACTTCTTTTCCAGTCTTTTTTTGTCGGTAACATATTTGATAGCCTTTTCTGATAGCTGATATTTACTATCTGTATTATGTTCTAGTATATCTTGTAATAATATCCTTTTATCATCAGGCAAAGAAAGAACAGGTATGTTAGTCCAATATAGTCTATTTCTATTCTGTGCTGACACCAAGCTAGAATTAATTGCTATGGGTTTAACTCCCAATATCTCACTAATTACGTCTTGAGATTCTTGTTTCATTCGTACATTTTCCAGAAGAAAATATTTAGGCTTGCACTCTTTAACTAGTCTAGCGTACTCAAAGAATAGCTTTGAGCGAGGGTCATCAAAGTTAAGATTTTTCCCTGCAAAGCTAAATCCCTGACAAGGCGAGCCACCAATCACCAGGTCAATCTTATGACCATCAAATGATTCAGGGTACATTATCTCCTGAACATCGCCCATGTGGATAGTATCAGGGTAGTTTTTCTTTGCTACCTGTATGGCATATTTATCCACCTCAGATGCAAAGTATTTATCTACTTTAATCCCTGCTCTTTCAAGTGCTATTCTACCGCAACTCATACCATCAAATAAACTTAAAACATTCATAAATCAATCTCCTTGTATGGTCTGCCGTAGGTAATCACAAGGAACGGTAGCATCAATACTACTCCCTCAAAGGGCATTGTGCTGTGTTCTTCAGTCTCGCTGTTATACGTCCATACAGGTCGACTATCAACAAACTCCAAGTCTATTCCGACCCCGTTGCGTAGTTCCACTGTAAATAGCCTGTTAAATAGTATTGTATTAATCATCTGTAATTCCTCTACGTTGTTTAACTTCCTTTATGCGTTCTCTCATCTCTACTTTATCTATAGGGTCATAGTCTGGTTCTTCTGCCTCCTTGTATGGTTCGTAATAGCCTTTTTGCTCCTCGTAATCGCTGTAATCATAACTAGGGTCATCGTCTACCCTGCAATATTCTCTACTCATTTGTCCGCTCCCATCATCTGTAAGTATTCATACGCCTTAGCGTACCCGTCATAGTAATCATTATCCTCAGCCTCCATAGCGGGATAACCGTGTATACAGTCATATTCCCCGCGCTCATAGCTTGTTAACTCCTTAAAGTACTGGTACATATTATAAGCCCTGTCAGCTATATCTTCAAGCTGTGCCTGTTCTCTGTAATCTTTACTCATTAGCTTTGCACCTCTGTTAAGTCATCATCATCTAAACCATCAGCTAAATAGCTACAGTCATAATCCTCAACATAATACTCTTTAACAGTACCGTCAGCATTTAACTCAGGATTGCCATCATCATCTATTTTGGCAAACGTCATGTTCCAAACTACTATATCTAAATCTTTACTCATTGCTTATTCTCCTGTTTGTATTCTGTTTTATTTGCCATAAATATTGCCAGTGGTAAGCATATAAAACCTACAATAGCAAATGGAATCAATACCGCTAAAAACACGTTCATTTTAAACCTCTCTATAGTCGCTGTTAGTTTTCCAACACTCTTGAGCATCATTGATACCAGTACCGACCGCTTCAAGACACAATTGCCATTCTTCAGCGTTCAGGTCTTGTATTCCGTACTTATTCAATATGTATTCTGCACAGGTTCTCTGCTCACCGCTTCCCACCGTTTCAGTATCTGAGATACCATCAAAGGTAGCCAGTGAGTAATCCGCAATTTTTAATAATATATCAACATTAATTTTGTTCATCTTAAATCCTCTAATAGTTTACCAATTATGAATGACACCTGCAATTATAAACAAACAGGTAACAAAATTCAACCCCACGATTACACTACGCACAATCGCAATGTAATCAGCCTCGCGGTTACTAGCACCCGACTTCTCGCCCAGTGCTTTCGCCCAGACACGCCACAATCTAAGCATTATAATATCCCCTTACTGGTTAAAGTCTCAACAGCATAATCAAAGCTATGTACCGCGTACTTAGCCCTCAAGTCTATTTTCTGCTGTCTCAGCTTTCTAGTGGTATCAGCACCCCAACCGTATCGCTTGTAGGCTTCATTGTACTTAGCTGATAGCTTTCTTAGCTTATTTCTGTACTCTGAATAACTCATTACAACCCCCTGATTACTTGAACGGCTAATAGCACCGCATAACCGCCAATCGTTAGATTAAATAACACCGCGCGGATTTTATCGCGCTTAACTTCTAATTCATACCTTTTTAAGGCAAGATACCTTTCAGCATTATAATTCATAATAAACCCCTGTATTAACTGTTAATCCATTCGTCATAAGTTTTTAAAGGCTTACCAGTAGTAATATCTAAGCCCCCGCCATTGTCTGCTAACTCTAAGTATAGCTGATATTCGCTATCATTAGAACCACGCGCTTTAGTTTGCCAATCGGCATTATATTGTAATTCCATAATAAAAACCTCATATAATCAATTTTAAGCCATTTTACGGCTAACCTATACTATCCTACTAATAAACACTAGATAACGCCTTACAGGACAATCTAAGGCGTTATATGGTGCTTACTCCCCTATTGCTATAAGTTTATCCACTATTTTAATATCTAAGCGTTGATATTCTGACTCAGTCAATATACCTAAATTATATAAATTAGTAAAACTGTTTATTAACTGCTCTAAATCACCGCTATTATTAGCGTTATTTATTCTATGTACTGCTGATTTATAGTTACTATTCATATTATGCCACCTCTTTTTTACGTTCACTAGCAGGTTTAATCCATAAGTAATTAGACCAAAATGGTTCGTTTGCATTACCCGCATATATAAAGGAATCATGCCAACCATTAGCGTCATATTCTTTATAGTCTGCATCTGCCATGCGCTCGGAGTCCATATAACCCGAATCAACCGCGTTGTCTAATGCTTCCTGTTCATTGTTACCATACGATACGCAAATTAAACCAAATTCATGCCCGATTAAATAAGCACTCTCACCAAACCTAAACCCATCTTTATTTGCAATTCTCATGTCATCACCTGTATTAAAGTTTAATTAATTTAATGACGCCTACTGTTAGCCAATAGGCGCGATAAATTAACTAGCTTATTCTGTTACTAAATACCAGTCACTATTCATTGTGACAATATCATTTTCACCGCTATCAATTCGCATCTCATAATTGCGCGTATAAACTCTAGTATACTTATTTGCAAGCGTTAAGACAGCATTTAATCTGCTCTGAGTCGTTCTAGTTTCCCACCCTGCATTACTAATGAACAATTTATCATTGTCGCCTAGCATAGCAATGGGATTGCCGTGTAAAAACAATGTGCCGTTTTTAGATTCAGTGTTATCCATTCTAGCATTCTCACCACGAATAAAAGCACCTACAATATTTTTTTCTATTTGTCTCATGTTATGCAACCTCATTTTCTGATTCAAGTAAAATTTCCATAGCATGCTCTAACGCCTCATGCTCTGATTCTATACCATAACAGGTAAAACAATGATAGTCTACCCATTCACCACCCACTGGCATTTGTAAATTAAATGTTGCTGATTCATTCCATTCAATACGAATTTCTTCACCATAATGTTCTACATAAAAATATTTCATAATATAATCACCTGTTTAAAGTTAATGTTTAAATAAATATAATAAAGCCTACTGGTTAAGTCAATAGGCTATATATATTTACTTAGCAAATCCATTCTTTGAGAGTAGAACCCTCTACTATACCAAATTCCTGTTCTAGTTTATCAAGCTGTTTTTGATGCCATATAG